GGTCGATCTGGATCAACCACGAGACACCCACCATGAGACCGTTCTGAACCCGCTTCACACCTCTCGAGTACCGAATGTCTTGGTTCGCAAGGGGTGTGTTCGCACTCAGCGTCCCACTCGTGTCAGCAAACCCCATGTAGTCTGGTGGGACTCTTACACACCCACTCAACTTCTTCCTCATGTACTCGATGTCGAGGACGTTCCCCGTTTGGGTCGACCCGTGGAGAACGTCCACGTCAGTCAGCAACCCGTCCGCTGCGGGGATAAACACATCCTCGTCAAGGGACATGGGATTCATCTCAGACCTGATCTCCCCAGTCGTGGTGTCAACCAACATGTTCTTCCGCAACGCCTGGCGGAAGTACTGGACGATCTCGTTCGCCTCATCCGGGGGTGCGTCACCCACATCGACCTTCCACTTGAGTCTGTCGGGGTGGCGCCTAACCCGGTACAGCACGAGGCACTCCTCCATCAACCTGAGATACTTAAACGTCCTCCTCGCCGCTGCCAGAAGGGACGACCCATGGTTGGGGTCCTCCACTGACCTCCCACCGAGGAACCAGTGGATGTAGTCCCAAGGTGCGGACAACCCCGGAGCGGTAGGGTCGGGTGAGACTTGGAGACCACCGACGTCACCCACATAGAACCCTGCCACTCTCCCGAACTTGTCCATCACCTTCGAGATCTGGTACGGGTTCTGCGTTCTAAGCGCACCCACACCCGCGGGTTGGCCTCCCTCGCCCACCTTCTGCTGAACAGCTTCAAAGTGGTCACCATACTTGGCCATCCCACGAGCAATCGTGAACGCCTTCGACTCCATCCCGACCTGGTCCAATAGGTCGTTCGCCAGTTTCTCTATGTCGGGGTTCCTGGAAACAACCCACAGGACCCTCCCCGTCGCGGTGTCGGGTTGAACCGCATCCTCACTGTACATATCGAGGACACTCGATAAGATATCCTCGTCGTCCATCATGTCGTACTCTCGGTACCGCCCGACCCTGTCGGAGGCGATACGGGTGACGTCCTGGAACCACTTGAATACGGGAGAGTCCTCCCCGAGGGGACCCCACTTGGTGGGGTCTAACATCTTCCCCCTGAAGGAGACCCTAGGTGGGACACCTTGGGAGTACCCGAAGAATGTCAACAGCGCACGGAGGGGATGGACATCAAGTGCCATGCATCACCAACCTTCCTTTACAAACCTAACCTCACGACCCACAACGGGGACAACCACACCGCGTTGCCGCGATGTGTCACGCGGTCGACGTTGAGTGCGCAGGATTGTCAAGTTCCCCACAACACCCGCGACGGCTTGGGCAATGTCATCCGTCCCCTTTTCGGGGTGCTCGGGTGTGGAAAGCCCATCCAGCGGTTTCCTCAACTGCACCAACTCCTCCACCAGAGGGGGATACCAATAGTAGTTACACGCGGTGGGACCTGCGTAGACCTTGCTCCTGAGATCCTTGTACTCCTTCAACGTGATGCTCAACTTATCCGCCTCGAAACCCACTTTCCCGAGCAACTGGATAGAGTGCTTGGATTGGAATTGGTCATAGGTAACGCGGGCAAACCTGAACCCTCGCCCACGAAGGTACTGGAAGAACTCCACGATGGAGGACAGGTCAACTTCTCCGATGGTGGGAGGGACGATCCGGAGGACTAGGTCGAAGTACACACCACCCAAATCTGTTTCGTGGCCCACCGCCAGGCCAAGAGGGTCACCAGTGAGACCAATATCAACATGACCAACCCTCAACGCGTGAGGATCCTTAATTGGGACCGACCGGGACCTCTCTGTGTGGAACAACAACTCGGGACGGAGGAACGGGATGAGACTCGCGTCGGGATCCTTCGAGCTCAACAACGAGACAACCTCACAAGTGAAGGGGTGAACTCTGGAGTGGTCCACACACGAGTGGACACACTCCGTCCGCGTGAAGAAGTGCCCGTAAGCCGCAACAGACCTCCCTGCGAGGTCGCGGATTGCCTCGTCGGTGTCCTCCAAGAACACACCAAGGTGCTCCACGGGAACATCCAACACCTCAAAACCACTGGGAGGGACCTCGTCGTCATCAAGCACCCTACTCGGTACACCCTCCCGTCCCACCAACACCTGGAACTTCTTCCTCGACGGGTAGTCCGACACAGGTTTGACATCCCAGAGGGCAAAACGGGTTACACGGATCGAGGGGTCTGGTCCTGCACTTCCACCTTTCGCAACGCCCTCACGCTCCTCAAGGAACTCGGTCTCGGTTCTCTCAGAACCCAATAGGCACGTGAGACCAGGTACCCTACCGAACCGCATGAACCGGGACTGTTGCCGCCTCTTCGCCTGCTTGTAAATCTGGTGCGCTCTCGTCCTATCGGAGGGACGGACAACCTTCCCGGGAACCTTCCGAAAAAAGTTTGCTTCATCTAGACAGTAACCAAACACATTCTCACCCAACACATGCTCGGCAAGACTCCCGACGAGGATCGTGATGTTCTTACTCGGGATATGGATAGGGTCGTCAGGGCGCCTCCTCCTCGGAGCGTGGTCACGGAACCAGGGGATTGCATCCAACCAACTCTTCAACTCGTCGTATCCGACGTCCGCTTTGTCAAGGGTAACACTGAAGAAGGCGAACACAATCTCCGAACCGGGCAGGTGCCCGTAGTACGCGGAGGGGTCCCGGATACAACAAAGTTCGTAGATTTTGTAAAGTTGCGCGAGGGTGGACACGGTTGTCTTCCCAGTACCCACGGCTCCCTTTATAACCCACTCCGTTACTCCATTCGAGGGGTCCAACACGTAACACAACTCGGTGAGCCACTTTGGGTGGAGTCCACTTGTAAGGCCACCCATATAGTATTCACAGGTGAAGAACACCTCAGGGGAGACAGGGACAAACTCGTAGTCCTCCCCCCAGAGTGCACCCAGCAAGGGGGACGTACCCTGTTGGTCCAACTCCTTGAGCACCTCAGACAGAACGAGATGGCCCACCGGAGACAACTCACTTTGGGAGTTGCTACTCACCTAACGAAACCCCTTCACCACCCTGCTTCAAGAGTCTCCTCAAAACCTCCCTGTCCAACCCGGTCAACTTCCCAATCAAGAGAGTCCTCTCCTGCACCTTTTCGCCGACTGCGACGAGTCCCTTCGCACCCGACATCGCACCCTTCAGGATGTTGACCAGTTGGACGAAGAATTCAGACGAACCAGTGCTCCTCAGACTAAGTATACGTTCGAGGAACTCGGACTCCCTAGTCAGGGTCTCGGCGAGGTGCTTCTGTAAGTCCACCAACTGCTCACTAGTGAAACCCCTAACCGAGGTGGGGTCGAGTTTTCCCACCAACGCTGCGTCGAGGTTCGCCAGCGCGGGTCCGAGTTGTGCAATCCTCATAACCTTATCGAGGGCAACCGAGATGAGTGTCAACCTGAGTTTCACCTCTTGCTCGGTCATCGCGTCCGCGAGGGTCGAGACGGCTTGGGTCCTCTCGGGTGAACCCAGTTTGTCGACCAACGCGAGGAGGTCCCTAAGGGTACCCATCGCGAGGGTGACACTCTCTGGTGGTCCCCTCTGGGTAGGATGTTTGTAGCAAGTGTGGCGACCCAGTGCTTGGGTCCCGTGGCATGTGTAACCACACCCCTCAACGGGGCACTTCACCAGTGGTCTTGTTGCCTTCTGTTGCAATCCGTTCACCACAACCTAGACGCACTTGTCTGTACCGCACCGATACACGTCACACTCAGAAATCCTTCTTCGCCACCTTATTTGCATCGGCGGCGACGGAACGCCAATAGTCCGCCCAAGGTCAGCAGCGCGAGCGTTGCCGGTTCAGGAACAACCAAGATGGTTGCCTTGTATTCGTCCCTGGATTCGTTCACGTGAATATTCACTGCACACGGCGTACCGTCCATCCACTCACCAGTGAGGAGGCCTGTACCCAAGACACGATTCCCATCCCACCAAAGACCACCGCGCACATCGAAGTTCCTTCCGTGGAAAGTAACAACACTGCCGGGGTAGGCACAGAGGGTGTACACCGAACCACCAAAGACATCTACAACGCCAGAGGTAAAGAGACCGTCTACCCATCCACCATAGATGTTCGCAGTACCATTATCGGCAAGGACGTCGAGGTGGTCCACCGAGCCGCCCGAGATGTTCACGACGCTGCCGCTGCCCCAGGTATAGAGGTAGTACACCGAACCACTCAAAATGTTCAGGGTACTAGCGTTATAGGCAATGAGAGTACCTGCTGATCCTCCACAGATATTCACAGTACTACAATCGCGGGCGTAGAGACCGGTTACGTACCCACCCGGGACAATAAATGCTCGGCTCGTATCATAGAGAGAGCCTTCAGAATGGGTTGTGTTGACTGTCATTTGCTGTCCATCCCAGAGAATAAAGTTGCCCCGACTCTCTCCAGTCAGCACACCGACCAGCACCAGACCCACCCCGACTGTCAGTATAAGCGCTGTCCGTTTCATGGCTACTTCTCCTTTCCGGCGACCTTGTCACCTTCTGTTGCAACCCCAATCCCCTCTTTCCCGGGAGACCAGACACAAGCGACAAACAACTGGATGGGAAGAATGGCGATAGGTGAGGGTGTGTCGTTGACAAGAACGTGTGTGTAAAAACACCCCACCAACCCAACCCCCACCACTTGAGGGTTCACCATAACCAGGTCGTAACCCAACCCGTTACGGGAAAAGACAAGAAGGGGAAGCACACGTTTCGGGCGTGCCGTGGTCACAGCGACAGATTCTTTCACAGCACCCTGCCACCACTGGACAATAACGGGGTTGGCAATCCTTGGGTTGACCAGATCGCTGAGAGACCATTCCTGCTGATTCTTGCACTCAACCAAAAAAGGGAACCCAGAGTCGGGTGGGATGTAGAGGTCGCCGTACGCATACACCTCGCCGTCGTGCTGGTGCTTGTCCCATCCACCACTACAGGGTGTACGCCTGAAGGGTTTACCCTGCCACCACTCACCAAGTATCTTCCCCACGTGTGACTCGTACGAGGAACCCTTCGTCTTACCCCGGTGGGGGTTGAATGGAGGTTTCGCCAACTCCCTAACCCTAGACAACATATCCGGGGGCAGGGTGGTAGCGGAGAGAGCGGAGGACACGAGACTCTGGATCTTCTCCAGTCGTGCCCTAACCCGCTGCTGGTAGATTACCTTCTCCATCCCTCTCTCCTTGCGTACACGTCCAACCAGGAGATGAACTTCCCGAAGAGCCACACACAGAGGAGACCGAACACCCACCAAGAGACATCAATCTCCTGGACAACCCTTGTTACCTCACCGAGCATCGGAAAGCCCTCCAACAGGGTTAGAACGTTGTGCCAGCTTGTTCAGCCAACGAGTGCGGTTCGCCTATCTTGTCACCCCCACGTTCAATCCGTGCCACACCCCCTTCGTTCACAACCCTAACCTTCGAGGGGAAGAGGTCCTGCATCTTCGCGGAGTGTGTGACGAACCACACCGACCTCCCCCTCCGAGTGAGTTCCGTCAAGAGGGACACCACCCGTTCGGAACCCTCACCATCGACGTTTGCTGTCGCTTCATCACATATGAACAACGAGACACCCGCACCGGTCCTGCTCCTGATCAAGTCCTGGAGCGCGAGAGAGACGCAGAAGTCGACCCTCTGACGCTCGCCAACGGAGTTCCCCTTGTACACCTCCGCACCTTGCTTGTTGTACGCCTGGACGTTAAAGTCCTCCACAACCCTCCCGTCGGTGAGCTTCTTTTGGGTGCTGAACACGACCTCGATCCCACCGTCAGTAAGGAACTGGGAGTACTCCGCAGCACGTGAGTTTAGGAACCCCGCAACATCGTCCAACAGGTAACTCTGAATTCCCTTCTTCCCGAATCCCGTAACCCAGAAGTTCACGTACTGGGTGTCCTTCGAGATCCTGTCCAGATGGTCACCCTCCCGCACCTGTTCTTGCCTCAACTCAGTGAGTCGTTTGTCGAGGCGGTCGAGTTGGGACGTCCAGGGGTTGACCCTCTTGGTAGTCCCCTCGATTCTCTGGTCGAGTTGGGCGAGTGTGGCTTGGGAGGATCTCACGCACGCGAGTTGCGCCTCGAGTGTAGCACACTTGCGTTCCAGGTCACGAACCCTGCACTCTAGGTCGTTGGACTCCCTCATCAAGAGGTCCAGACGTTGGTTCTTCTCCTGTGTGTCCTTTGTGAGTCGACCCAGTTCCGCGATGAGGGTCAGGTGCTTCTGGGTTGTGTCCCGGAGCTTCTCTTCCAAAACCTTTCTCGCGGAGAGGACGCTTTCGGAGTCGAAGGGACGCTTGCAGGTGGGACACGCCTCACGGATCGAGTGAAGTTCACGTTGTTGGTCCAAAACAGTGTCCCACAGTGCCTCTTTCCTCCCCTTCACCTCAACCTCCAAACGGGTAGCTGCATCCACCTCACGCTTGAGGTCCTCCAACACCTTTCCCTTCGCGAAGACAACCTTTGGGTTGCAAAGCTCACGAAGTTGGGACGAGACGAACCCGAGAGAGGTTGACAGATCGTCCGCACACTTGGTCTTCTCGAGGACCTCCTCCCTCTGGGTACGTAATGAGGTGAGTTCACCCTCTAGGGTCTTCGAGAACTCCACCTCGCTCTGACTCGCGATCCTGGTGTCGTCCTTGACCCTTCCCTCCTCCACGTTGAGACGGGTTAGGGTAGCCTCGTGTTTTGCCCTCTCCTGTTGTAGTTCCCCAATCCTGTCCTTCGCACAGGTCACGTACTCCTCGAACTCACCTATCCCCGTAACACGTTCGAGGATCCTCTTCTTCTCCGCGTCGGTCGAACCAGCGAACACGGGTGAGTCCTGCCCGATGACCACACACTGGGCGAACAACCTGAAGTCCACACCCAACAAGTTCTCCACGTATCGCTGGGTCTCCAACTTGTCCTTCAACTTAACTTCCTCTCCGTCCACCTCCACAACCAGTCTATTACCCATCCGAGGGTCGTCTTGGTAGCGGGTAACCGTACAGGGTGTACCGTCTTTGGTGAACCGAACCATTACCTCACACCCACTGGTGCTTCCCCTCCGGACGACGTCTCTAGAGGCAAGACCTCTCAAGGTCTCGTTAAATAAACACCAGACCACTGACTCTAAAAGAGATGACTTCCCTGCCCCATTCGAGTCAGCAAACCCCTTGTCGAGGTTCAACCCAGTCACGAGAGTGGGACCACCGAGGGTGAGGTCGAGTTCCTCCTCGGCGAACGGCATAAAGTTCCTGAGGTGAACTTTCTGGAACCCAATCATGGGAGACTCCAACGGCACCTAAACCTACCGTCATCGTACTCAGGTGGACGCATGACTCACCTTGCCATGTACCCGCTTGACTATATCGTTTCCCACCTCAACCAACTTCGTGGGGTCGAAACCCTCCCCGTTCTTCTCCACGTAAACCCTTATGTAGTCGTTCAAGGAGGGTGGGGGAGAACCCTCGGGTGTGGCAACTCTCACCTCCACCTTCCGAGTACTCTTCTTGTTGAAGACCACCAGAGTGGCACCCATCGTGGTCAAGACTTGTGTGACCTTTCCCTCGTCCACCTCACCGGAGTAGTCTACCCTGACCACCTGTTGGTTGAACCTCTCAGGGAGGACGTCACAAAGGGGTGTAGCATCGAGGTCGAGGATCACGAACCCGGTCGACCTCACCCGAATGTGCTCGATCGTAACCCCATCCGGACCGGGACCGATGGTAACAGCGAGGAACCCCTTCGGTTCCTCCGCCTCGGAGAAGTCTCTCGCGACCAGCGACCCGACGTACATCACTCCCTCACCCACCGCCTGCATCTTGTGGTAGTGGCCGAAGAAGGAGTGGGTAGCGTGACGGAAGAGTCTCGGACTACACCCCTCGGGGGGTCTATACTCGTGCTGACCCACCACAGCACCCTCCAACGCGAGATGGCCCACCACGATGTGGGGTGCCGCGTTGTCGTACAACACGAACTCGGCTAGGGTTTGGGGGAGGTCCGCGTAGTGGGTTGTGTAGGGGACGAAGAGAACGTGGCAATCGGGGTAGGTCTTCATCCGGGGTTCACCCAATACGATCTCGTCCACGTCATTCCGTAACCCGAACAGGATGGACTCACCGAGGTTTCCCACATCGTGGTTCCCACCGACGAGCTCGGTCTTCACCCGGTCCTTCCACCGCTCGAAAAACCTCGAGACGGTGTTGAAGACCTCGGTTTGGACCCTCTCACCTGAGTGGAAGAGATCGCCAGCGCAAAAAACATCAGTGATCCCGTTCTCGACACACCAAGAGTACATCCGCTCCATTGCACTCAGGGTCTCCATCACCCTCGAGTTCATCCCGGACGAGTGCACGGGGGAGAACATCGAGAAGGGGTGGATATGAGTGTCTGAAAAAATCGCTACTCTCATTGGTGTAACTCCCTCTCCGTCCAGACGACGAACGTCATCCCGTGCTCTGTGCACCAACGGCGTCCGGCTTCGAACCTCGACTCCTTCACCTCAAGTTGCCACTCTGCAACCACCTCAACCAACTCTTGTTTCCCGGAACGGTACGTGACGAGGATGTCCGGGATGTACCTATGGGGTGAACCATCTTCTCGGAAGTATGGAATCGAGAATGGTTCCGGAACGAAGGAGACAACCTCCGATAACTGCTCCAAGAGTTTGTATGCCAGCAACTCGTAGGACGACCGGTAGTGTAGCCTCTTTCCGTTCTTCGCCGAGTCGAAGTAGCCACCACGTCCTTGCCGTTCCGGGTGGAATTTTCCCTCGAGGATAAGCCGAGACATAGTTGAGGACTTCTTCGCACGTACCTCTGGTCGCTTGCACGGGTGCTTGTCACCCCTAACCTTCTCAAGAACGATCGGGTTCCTCATTGGATTTCGGTCGCCAAGCATTCGTTGCCTAGAGGCCTCTTTCTGCGACTCCGTGACGGTATGACCCAACCCGAACCGGTTGCCCAACCTAGCCAACCGGATCTTCTCCCTCACTTCAAGTCGCTTACTAGGGTTCTTATCGCCACGCACCGACAAGTGTGGACCCACGGCATTCCTACTACCAAGCATTGACAGACGAATCCTCTCTTTCGCCTTCGAGGTGTGCAGTTGCCCCACTCTCATAGCTACGAACCCTCCTCCAGGTCAGCAAGGTCGTGCTTCTGCAGGAGGTCAGTGATGGCCCCGCGGATGAGTTCAGCCTTGCTCTTCTTCAACTTCCGAGACAGTTCCCGCAACCGAGCGAGGTCACGTGGGTCGGCGGAATAGGAGTCACCCACCAACCTGACTTCCTCCACGTTTGGCATGTTTGGCACGCTCACCACCTCCTACTTCAACCTTCCGGAGCAGTAACCGAATAGCTCCCGCCGTAAGGTGGGAAAGGTGTCCAGGATCAACTTCCAGTTCTTCTTCCTGAACCTCAAGACCCCATCCGCGATCGTTCCCACCACACTTACATCGACCCCAGGAGGAAGTACCTGCGAATCCAATCCGTAGTAACCACCACCGGTAGTCTTGACCAAACCATGCTCAATTGCGACCTCCAACAAGGAAGTGCACTCGTCGATACCACCCTCGTTCATGATCCTCACCTTGCACTCGCCGAACGGGGGACCAATTTGGCTCTTCGTGCACCGAACCTTAACCTCGATCCCGTCCTTCTCCTCCAAGATGGACCTCCCCAGAACCTGGAGGATCAGGGAGGAGTGGAAGTTTATCGGTCTCTCCGCGATATAGGTCTCGGGTACGGGACCGAACCCTTGACCAGCACCGATGTTCTCCTTCGGTTGGCACACAAAGATGAGTGCCATCCGCGACTTCTCGATCATCCCGTCACCCACCAACCGACGGAGGTTAAATGATGTAATCCTCGCTGAACTCGCCACCTCACCACGGTCGGCGTCGAACTCAGCATCGACCTCGTTCTTTGTGGGTGTTCCCGAGTGAGAGTCGACCACAAAAAGGATGGGTTGTGGTGCACCGGTACCGATCGCAACGTCAGCAACCCTGTGGACCAACGCGAACACCTGCTCGAGGTAGAGTTGTTGGTAGAGGAGTACGTTGTTCAGGTCAACACCCATCTCCGCGACTCTGTTAGGCGCGAGTTTACCCTCGGTGTCGCACGCTATCACAAGTGCACCCATCCTCTGCGCGTTCGCCATCAGGTGGATAGTCAGAGTGGTCTTCCCGAATCCTGGCTTCCCCACGATCGCGGTCAACCTACCCACGGGAACTCCAGGTCTACCGATCACCCCGTCGATGAGAGTTGACCCGGTGGATACCCACTCCTTCACCCCACAAGGTGGGAGTTCGGACAGTCTCCGGGTCGCGATCTTGTCCTTCTCTTGGACACACTGTGCGATGTCGTCTGCAAGACTCACTGGTCACCTTACGCGGGCCACCCGCACTGCACCTTGAACTCACACTTGAGACACTCGGGTGACTTCTGGTCGTACATCCGCCTGAAGCACCTGGGTGTCGGTTGAGTGGTAACGGGTTGCGCTTGAGGTGTGGGGTTGCACGCCACCTTGCAGTGCACACCGAACGCACACGCAGCGCACATCGGGTCGGTCGCGGCGAACTCCTTTCCGAAGCAACGCGGTTGACGCCCACTGATAAGTATGGGAAGCGTCTGCGGTTCCACTGAAGTGGGTGCGGGTTGTGCCTGAGCAGCGGGTTGTGCCTGAACCTGCCCTCGCGCCTTCTCCTGGGTGAACCGGGACAGGACATCCTCCCCTTTGAGGATCGCTTGCTGCTCCTCGTAGGTGAATATGACGAAGGCCCGACTGAGGTCGGGGAGGTTCACCAACCAGTCCTGGTTCGCGAGTGGTGAGGGGTTCCTAGCGGCGTTCAGGGTGTATAGGGGTTGGGCACCCTTCGGTCCTCGCGAGATGGTGATGTCGAACCCTCTCGCGGGGTCGGTGATGTCACCGTAGTCGGGGTGGACGTCGAACTTCATCAACTCTCGCATGATCTGGATCCCGGACCTGTAGGACTGGGCACCCACGTCCGGGTGGAGGAGGTCGACGAGGTTGAAGGCTGCACCCCACTGTGCAGGGGTGATGTCCGAGTCGCCCAACTTCGCACCCTGTTGCTGGAACCTGTCCACCTCCTCACACGCGGCACACCTTGTGCCACCGTGCTTGAGGAGACACGGTACGACCACCCGCTTGGGACCCACGTTCCAGTGGAGAGTCCACTCGTACCACCACTGTTTGATGTTGAGTGCCCAAGGGGGCATGACCCTGACCCGGTTCATCCCATCCTTGGGTTGCCACCTGTCCCCAGCCATGAGTCGCTCGTAGAACTTCTGAGCCTCGGTGGGGTCCGCCTTACCGAAAGACGTCGGTACTTGGGTCATCTTGTCTCTCCTAACCCTTGTGTCCGTTAACGTGGTTTCTTCACATCATATTATATGGCAACCACCCACGAGGTCCCACACAATTTCAACCACTCCTTTACCCTTTCGCGGCTTCGGCGGTCCCGCCCAGCAGGGCTACCAGGGTTCTGCGCAATCCGGCGATGTCGGCCATGCCTATACCAGACCATTCATCTACATTTGCAATCCCACCTGGCGCATGAGGGGATAGTTCGTCTATCAAACGTTGGATGCCTGCCCGTAGCGCCTTGATTTCACGCGCCTGCGACTTCACAATCGCTTCGGCGTAGGCCGTCCAAGTACTTCCGCAGATTTCCCATTTGTCTCGCTGTTCCTCTTTCGGAGCAAGCAAGGCTGCCTCAATGTATGCGCGTTCGCGCTTGACGGCTTCTTGCCGCAACCGCTCGACCTCGTCTAGCAGTGCAAGGACCTCCGACCCCTGAATGCAACCCGTCTCCTCGTATTCGGCCCGAATGTCGGCGAATCTCTTGTCGGTCATGGCTTCCCCTTCGCGGCTTCGGCGGCCGGGTCAGGCGGCCCAAATTCTTAAATGTGTGCCCCCCACAATTCCAACTTATGCATTGTCTTTTCGGCTCGTTGCCGCCACTGGTGAAGTTTTACTGGCAGTAAGTCATCTGGCATCTTAGAGAGCATGTGTCGCATCTCCCAAAGGCGCGCGTGAGCGGATGTTGCAACGGACTTCAGTTTGTCGTACTGGCATGGCGTCTCCTTCTCGGTGCGCGATTCTGAAACCTCCAGCGCTGCGAGCATCGCAATCATGCTCCCGCATTCCTTCTTCCATAGGCAGCAGGCGAACCACGTGCCGTTCATAGGCTGCATCGACGTGGCGACCGAGAACGCGCCGCACTGAGTCTTGAGCAAGGAGATTTGCCGATGCAACTGGCGGATCTCGGTGCGCTGATTCTTTGCATGGGCCTCGGCCTGCTCCGCGCGGAAGAACGCCTGGTCGGCGACCCCCCGCTGCTGGCTCGCGTTTTCTTCTGCCGCGATGGCCCCTGCCTCGGCCTTCTCGCGCCCAGCCTTCTCGGCGTCCCGCTCCGCCGTGCGCTGGGCGAGTCGCACTTCCGCACAGCGTCGGCCGGAGTGGAATATGCCGCCAAGTTCCCACCAACCAGTTGTTTGCCAGCGCCCAGACTCAACAAACTCCACGTCCTTACCGCACTTCGGGCACTTCTTCGGTTCGCTCATCGCTCGTCCTCCTTCTGCCCCGACCTCGACGCTAGTCATCGTCGTCGCTCCTTCCCGCCGCGCGACATCAGCCGCCTCTTTGCTGTGGTATATCAAAGTGTCGCATTCGCCAGACGGGTCCGGCCCGGCGTAGCCAGGAAAGCATCTGTCAAAAGATTCGCCGCAAGGCGCAAGGTCGTCTAGGCCGCACCCGCACTCGCCGGTATCGGACACCAACCCATCGTAGCCCTTCTCCTTAAGACAGGCTTTTAGAAACTCTAGTGCGTTCATGGCTTGCTCTCCTTCTGGCACGCCTCGACCGCGGCAACTGCGGCGTCGAGATACGTCTTAAAGCGACTTGGCAATCGCGCGGGCAGCCAACGCCGCCAACCCTCGCACGTCAATATCTCACACTTGTAATCCGGTCCGCGCAGATGCCGCTCCACAAACCACCAGCCGTCCGCGTGCAGCAGAATATAGGCTTTCTTCTCCACCAACCGCTCCCTCAGCCACTTCTCGCAGATGGCGTGGACCTCGTACTCTGTCCTCTCAATCGCGTCATCGCTGTAACAATGCTCGTGCTTGTATTTGCTCCCGGTTCTCCACCCACCCCACGGGTCACGCCACAAGACCTGAAGGGCGGGACTATACCACTCCGGCCAGGGCTTGCTGAATACGGACGCCAGACGCTTGTTCAGGTCAGGCATCGTCGCTCCTTCCCGCCGCGTGGGTCATGGTTCTCTCAGTTTGGCCAATACGCGACCAATTAACCAGCAATCACTCCGGTTAACCTGTAAATCAAATATCTCCGTGGGCAACTTAAAGCAGATTCGGTGCGTGTTGAAGTCCTCCTCGTGTTGCACGGGTGCTGGAAGCCGCCCACCGCATATCAGTTGCCAACCCGCCAAGAAACCACAATCAGTGTGCGGACACCATTCGGGTTTTGCATTCATGGATGCGACTCCTTCCCGCCGGGCGGGTCATTCTCCCGCACCCGTCTCACGGCTTACCGCGACTTGGTTGACGAACCCAGATTGGGTTGCTTGGTTGACGAACCCAGGTCGGGTTGCTCGATAGGAGCGTACCGAGCACGTCCGCATTTGGGGCAAACGTGCTCGACGGTCCCGTACATCGTCTGTCGAGACTTCGACCTGCGCATCGGGATCTTGCACACCGAACATGTGGGTCGCATCACTTCCTCCTTAACGGTCTAGGTTCCGGGAGTGGGTGGGTCGGGAGCGGGTACGCACCACCTCTTGCGCCACCCCTCGAGCCAGTCCGGGTGGTCGGTCTTGTGGCGCAAAGCCAACCAAGCACCCACCAACTCCAGGTCACCGTAGGTTTGGAGGTGCCCCCAAGGTGTCTCCACCCACTTGGGGCACTCGTTGTACAACAAGGAGCAGATGGAGAACAACGTTGTCCGGTTCTCCTCGTCAGCCCGTCCCATGGCTTCCATAAGGTCGTTGGACAGGACCGCTCGCAGGAAGCCTCCGGGAGGGACGAAGTCGGTGAAGTACGCACGAAGAGCCTCTCGCGTCCGCTGGGGCACATGTGCGTACTCGGCTTGGTCAAAGTTTAGCATCACCCACCTCCTTCTTTGTGTCCTCAACACCATCAACACGAGTCCTCACCCCGTCTTCGTGGTCCAGAAGGTAGTCGTTGTACGAGACTCGTACCCAACAGCCGGGGTCGTCACACCGAGATTGTACCAACACCTCGTACACCTTCGACTCTACCTTCCGCCTTGCCATCGTCAACCTCTTTCTTCACATTCCTTGCCAAAGCGAGTTGGTACACACCCATCCGACATTTGTCCCTCGGTGACCGTTCGATCTGGCCGTGGTGAGCACAAGGCGTATTCTTGTACCACCGCTTGTTGTGGATCGCGCAACGATACTTACCGGGTTCACTGCCCCTCTGGTGCTTACAAGATTTGCCACCACCCTCGTGGAACACGAGGTTTCCTTCAACTGGTCCCTTAGCAGGGCCGTCAACAATGACGACCGATAGCCACTTGCAACAGTAGCCACACCGCAAGCAGATCACAATTGCACCCTACCCCAGAAGTTCGGTGAGTGTTGCCACCGCTTCCTCTTTGGTCGCGTAACCGTGGCAACCGGACAGACCGTACAACTCAGCCCAATCCTGTGCCTCACGTTTACCCATCCGCAGCAAGATCGAACGTGTCGCAAGGTCCCTCGTCAACCACTCGGCGAGGGTGTCGATGAACTTCTGTTTGCGAGTCGACCTGTCGGACATGGTACACCTCCTCATGTACGGGGCACAAACGAGACGACCGAATCGATGTCCGCGTCAGCGTAGATGTCAGAGCCGATGAACTCCAGTGCGACCTTGCGAGCTTCCATACGGGAGAGTTTCCTCTCCATCCAGAAGTCGAAGGTCGAACCGAGCGCGATAACCCTGTACCAGTAACCCTGGACAAGGCCACCCGTCAGGTTGTGGCTCAGTGGTCCTCTCATTGTCTCCCCTTACCTTGCACACGCAAGACCTCTGTGCCGACCCACACGCATGTGGAGTTGCCAGAGGGTGTCGTTCGGGGTCATAGACTCCCGACCTGTGTGTCGTCTGAACGACCTGTTGGAGTGGAACTCACAGAGGTTCCTCCCGTACCACTGAGTGTACCCTCTCTCGAGGGCAAACCCCCATGCCTCCTCCTCTGAGGGGAACACCCGACCGAAGTGGTCACCCTTCTGCATGGGTTTCGAGATGTGGTGACCGAGAGGGAACTTGTACACGTCCAACCGCACACCAGGGTTGCCACCCCCCGTTCGGTGTGCAGTGCTCCAATCCCCGTCCGTAACGACGGTGGTGCCTCCCGTCTGACACGACACACACCAATCCCCGTTCGTGACGGTGGTGTTCTTGCGAGGGTCCATTACCATGCCTCCTATTGTGGGCTCGTTATATTATATGGCGACACGTCACCCACATCTCGACCACCCACAACCCAAACATTGCTTACACCCACCAGCCCTCGCGAGTGGTTCACCACAGTCGGGACAGGTGTCATCCTCCAGTCCGACAATCGCTTCGATCTCCTTGTTGGTAAGACCAACCCCGACTGGTTCGCCTTTCAGCTCGTTCAGTAGCACTCGAGCAATCGCGTCGGGACACGAGAGGACCTTTGCACCCGTCTTGATGCACGAGTGACACTTGATCCCACGCAGGTCCTCAGCCACAGTGCGGAGTGAGGTCTTCCCCTGAGCGATGTCACTGAGAAGGATACCCAATGCAGAGGATTGTGAAGGGCACCCCCCTTCCTTCCCGACTTGTGCGAACACCTCCCTAACTTCCCCGTCCCACTTGTTGACGTGGAGGAATAGGGACCCACACCCGATCTGTTGCTCAACCGTCTTACCCACACGACACGGGGGTCGCCTCCCCGTTCCCGCAACCTTGAGGACCTGTCCCTCCCTACACCCGTCCCGGTAGACTGTGATGCCCTTACAACCCAAAGCGTGTGCGAGGAGGATCGCCTTCCCGATGTCTTCCTTGGTCGCGTCGTGTGGCAGATTTATGGTCTTACTAACACCACCCCCCACGTGCTCCTGAAACGCCGCCTGGATCTTGATGTGTTGTTCCCAGGGGACCTCATGCGCAGTTACGAAGTAGTCGGGTACCTTCTCCTTATCCCGAAGCGACCCGTACAGGGGGTGAACCACCTCAAACTCCTTCTCCAACGATTTCTGTGTGTAGACCCAAGAGAAGTTAGGCTCAATCCCGGAGGAGGTTCCCGCGATGCGAGAGATCGACCCGGTGGGTGCGATTGCCAGCAACAGAGCGTTACGTCTCCCCTTGGAACCGTTACCGTGGAGCGGATACGGTCCTCTCTCCTCACCAAGGTGGAGGGACTCGTCTTCAGCGACTCGCTGTAGGTTGGTTGACAACTGTTCCGCAAACTTCACAGCGTCTTCGCTATTGTAGGAGACCCGCATCTTTAGGAGAGCGTCAGCAAACCCCATCACACCAAGACCGATTGCGCGTGTCTTCGCCGCCGCCTCGGCGAGTTCGGGGAACGGATAGTTTCCCCTATCCACCACCCTATCGAGGAACAGCACGGCCAACCTAATCACACGTGCGAGGTCGTCCCAGTCCACCTCTCCGTCCTTCACGAACTTCGCCACGTCGATGCTCCCGAGATTACACACAGATGGTGAGGGAAGTGGAATCTCCCCACACGGATTCGTCGCAACGATCGGACCTAGCGACGGAACGGGGTTGTCCCTGTTGATCCTGTCGTAAAAAAGAACACCGGGTTCACCCGTCATCCACGCGCTCTCAACAATCTTATCGAAGAGCTTGCGTGCCTCGAACGCATCGTCTGGGGGTTGTGCCGAGAAGAACTTGTCGGGTATCATCACGGAGAGGTTGAAGTTCTGGAGTTGGGAGGTGTCCCTCTTCGCAGTGATGAACTCCTCCACATCGGGGTGACTGATGTCCATCACACCCATGTTCGCACCCCGCCTACGCCCACCCTGTTTGATTGCTACGGTAGTCGCATCAAACATCTTCAGGAACGCGAGGGGACCGGACGCCTCACCCCCACTACCGACCTTCGACCCGCGAGGACGCAGTGAGGAGAACGAGAATCCAGTTCCGCCGCCTTGAGAATGGATCTTCGCCATCTTGTACTGCGCAGTAAGGATGGACTCCATCGAGTCTTCCAGTCGCACCACGAAACACGCGCTGAGACAACCATTCGTCGCACCCGCGTTCATCAGGGTGGGTGAGTTGGGAAGGAACCTGAGTTTCTTCATCTCCTCGAGGACATCAGACCGAACGTGCTCGGGTTCGTCCTGTAGGACGTAGTCCACCACCCTCTGGAACATCCCCTCAACGGTTTCGTCACCGTGGAGGTACACGGTACGGAGTAGATTCTCAGTTAGTGGATCCACTTCCCTCTCCTTGCCTACACCTCTTGCAGTGGAACCTCTTGTACGTACGCCACCTCTTAGGATCCTCACAGCACATGCGCACCCGAGTTGCACACCCGTGCTCGACCCCCTCCACAGCAAACCGGGCGTCCCGCCACCAAACGATGTCTCCCACCTCGGGTGCTCTACCGAGGAGCCTCTCAACGAGGTTCGCGATCGTTGTGCAGCTACCGCACACCCTACCAATACGACGCGTGGTTCTCACGCTACGCTCCCTTCGAGAGGACCTTTACCACTTCCTTCTTCGACGCGACATTCATTGCAACGAAGCCACCACCAGCCAACTGCATCTTCAAATCAGGTGGCAGACCTGAGAGCAGTGTCTCCGGTGAGAGGGCTCGCCAGACACCGAGAACGTGCCCGAGACCAATAGTCATCAAGGCCAGTCCCTGGTCTCCCATCGCCGCACCCATCTCCAGATAGTTGTGTTCACGGTGGTCAAACCATCCGGGGAACTCGCTCCGTGCCAAGCGCTCGAAGACTTCAGCACTCGCACCCGGCTTACTCGCAACCTTGAAGAACGTCAGGTCAACCGTGTGACCCGCGGGTTGTAGGTCCTTAGCATCAGCGGGTGCATCGATGCACCTCCCACAGGTGCACGGACCACGAATCGCAAAGGCCATAACGTAATCAGCTAGCTTTCCCATGGCCATCCCCTTACCAGAAGATGTCTCCCTATCGAAACAAACCAAGTTCGCACCACCCGCGTGGTGGAACGACAAACGCGCGTCATGTCTCCTGGCGGCTATGTTGAGGTGGCCACGGAACGACAAGTACTCGTCAACGGGTCGCGCAAAGGAACCAACAGATGCGATTTGCAGTATTGCGAGTTCAGATCTAGTGGGTACATCCTCCAGGTAGGCGTGGTGCAGCACATCCCAGTCAAACCAGACTTCAGACTTACCCGTGCCACGGAGTGTCACGTCGATGAACTCGTGAAGCCTTCGTTGGGTGAAGTCACTCATGCTTTCCCACCCACTCGCTAACAAACCCGTCCTTCCACACGTACTCCTCACCACACACCGCACACCTCGCGATGGACTTGTCCAGTGGGAAACTCAACCCCGCAGCACACTTGCACACCCAACCGCGTGGACGGGCGGGCACACCTATTACCTTGGTGAAGTCGAGTACGTCCTCCACCACGACCGCACCAGCCGCGACGAACGCATAGCGACCAATGTTGTGACCACAGACGATCGTGGCGTTCGCACCAATAGTCGCACCCCTCTTGACGATCGTCGTTCGAAACTCGCTCTTGCACTCGATGAACGCCCTAGGGTTGTACACGTTAGTGAACACGACGTGGGGTCCGATGAACACGTCGGGGTCGAGAGTAACACCCTCGAAGACCTGCGCGCCGTTCTGGATCTTACACCCGTCACCGACTACGACACCCTTTCCGATGAAGACGTTCTCCCCGATGATGCAGTTCTTGCCAATCACCACACCCTCCATCACGTGGGAGTTACGCCAGATCTTCGTCCCCCGCTCAAGGTGGACGGAGTCGTCAACGAGAGCGGTGGGGTCGATGTAGACGTTACTCTGTTTTTGGTCCACGGGATTGGCCCTTCAGGTCGGGGAACAACTCGCTAACGAGTCTCTCCACTGAGGGGAGTGCTTCCATGAAAGCCTCGTTCGAAACCTCGTCACCCGCACGGGTGAAAGCACTCACCCCCTCACTCTCGAGAGTCTCACGCACCACCCGGAGGGCGGCACTCCGACTTTTTGGTAAACGGTCAACACCGAAGACTGCAGCATGGTACCCAAGCAACGAAACCACGTCGTTGAAAGTCAGGTGGGAGGTGATGTGTGCCTGGACGGTTACCCGAACCGACCCGTCACGTCGTGGGGTTGCTCTCACGTCACTCCCTCCCAGGGTTTGCATATGGTGCAGACCATGTACATCCTCTCCCTACTACGACCGAACTCCCGGCAGTCCGTCTTGAGTACGAGATTTCCACACCAGGAACACCTCACCTGACCGACCCGAGTACGGAGGGCGCCAATAGCGGTCAGGGCCACCTGGAGGGGGGTCGATCTGTACTTGATCGCGGACAAGAGGCTGTCGTCGCTGAGTGACCTCAACAAGATATCCGCGGTCTCAGGGCTGTGCCCTTCCTTCAGACACGCCTCACGGATATCCCGTTTGTAGTTTTTGAACACCGCTAGGTCCTTCCGGAGCACGCGAGGCAATAGCCGCTACTGGTTTGGAGTGACTTCGGGAGGGGTTGGTGGCAACCGGGACAAACGAACGCCTCGACCTCATGCATCGACATCACATGTGCTCCGTCGAGTGTGCGGAGGGACTCTCCGGTCTGGACCAACGTGTGACCGAGACTCCTAAGAGTACGGAGACGCTCACCCCTCTCCTCCGGTAGGTGTGACACGAGAGTAACCCACCCACCGATCTGGATCGCTAGTGCCTTCGTATCCAGGTCCTCGAGTTTCACCTTCACACCCTCCTTGTTATATTATATGGCGACCCGAGAGGTGGACTCACCCACGTTCGAGTTCCTTCCTCACCTTCGCCCAGTAGTCATCCGTAGTTTGCTTTCGCCAGCCATCCGGTCCTCCGTTCCAGATCCGAGCAAGTACCTCGAAGGGTACGCGACCAACCTTGTACCGCTTACAATACCGTGCACCGTAGAACCCAAGGTATACACCAAACATCTCGCAACTCTTCTCCACGGAGAGACGGTCATCGAGCGTCCACCGCCTCACGTCACCCGCTAGTTTCGCTATCCGGTTGCAGTCAATAACAGTCTTCACACGGATCTGCACGATCCCACGCGAGTCGCGATCGTTTGTCTTCGGGTTCAGGTCTCCGTGAGACTCGACCTGGACAACCGCGTTCCACAGTGTGTCGAGTGGGTTCCCGGGGGTCGACAGACACGGTACGAGCAAGGCGAGATGGGCGAGTTGTAGTGTGTTCGTCACGTTACCCCAACCAGTGGGAAACCTCTTCCCTCGTGGTGGGTGCCCACTTCGGGTCGAGGGGTATCTCCCCATCCCAATCGAAGGTAACCACACTGTACTCACCTTCAGAGTCGATTTCGACCCACCGAATGTTTCTCGGTATAACGTCCAGAAGCCTCACCCGCAGAGCACTGATTGCCTGCTGGACGTAACACTCGATCCCGTTCGTCATCGACATCACGGGTGCGTTGGGGTCGGCCAAGGCAAGGACCACCGTCCATCCCAACCCGTCAGGGTTCCCATATTGCAGAGTAACCGCGGCAGGTCTCCCATGGGAGTCTCTGAACACGTACCCGAGTTGCATCACAATCAACCCTCCTACCAGAGAAGTGCAAAGAGAACGACCAGGGAGAGGAAAATGAACGCAACCACGAGGCGGAGGACCAGCGTGGGTACCTCCTTCCACACAACTCGTAGAAGCCAACCCATCGTGCGTTCCTTTACGAGAACATCCCCGGAAACTCGACACCCTCTGCCTCACCAGCAGCACCCTCCAGTTCATCCGCGAACGCGTTGAGGTCGTTGATAGACTCGTTCAGTTCGTCATCTTCCTCCAACTTCGCCACTTGTTCCTCGACTGCTCTCTTCGCCGCATTGAGCATAGCGCATGCTTCCTCACAGCGCGCGGACCGACTGCCAAGACCCTGACCCGGGCGGAAGAATACGGTCAACCCCTCGGCAACCTGTGGTATGTCGGACCGGTTCAGACCACCGAGCATCCCACTCGCTTCCTCCAGTGCTTGCCCCTTATCACCTTGCTGAAACTGCTCGGGAAGGTTGCTGTACCAGTCGTCCATCTCACCCTGGAGAGTCTCGAACTCACAGAAGGCGTCCTCGACGAGGGCACCGACGGTAGTGGTGTACATCGTGCGCTCCATCTCAGCGAACTGTTCGCCAGTTGGGAGGTCGACCAGGAGGCGGAACTTCTGCCACTGCTTCCTCTCACGTGGTAGAACCTCCAAGATGGCCAGGTGGGAGAGAACGGGTACCGCGTCTCGACCGCCGAACAACTTCTTGAGTGCGGCAGCTGTGACCACGTCACCCTTCTTCGGTGTTGACACGCGAATCCCCTTACACCCTCAGTTCCCACACGAAGTTGAACTGCTTCGACCGGACCAAGCCGTGCGACAGGAACACGTCCTCCAACTTGGGAATGTTCCCACCCATCGCGTTGAGTTGGCACGTGAACACCGCACCGACGGGACGTTCACCACGTTCGTTGGGCTTGTCGTCGACGAGTGGGAGGTTGTGTTTCCTGAGAAACATCCTCACAAAGGTGAGCAACGTATCGAGGTGGTCGGGGTCCCAGCTGAACCGGATCCCCTCCTCGTAGTCGTACGCGAGTTCCCCATGAGGGAACTGGAGAAGCACCTGCCAGTCGGCGTCACGCTCGAGGTGGTCGGGAACCTGGTGGCCAAACTGCTTCCTCAACTCCGACCGAACCCAGGTCGCTCTGAGGCACAGGTTCGCGTGAACCCTCAGCGTTACCGGGTTGCCACCGATGGTCGCTATCACCCGTTCCATCGCCATGTCTCCTTTCTCATCTCCGCTCGAACCTCGGTACACGATTTACCTGTGCGAAGGCACCTGTACCCGATCCCGTTGAGGTCGCCAATGGGGCACTCAAAGTGGTCAGGTGATGAGAGCGACCTAACATGCTCTCGCACCTGTCTAGCGGAACTGAACCTTTCGCCACACCAACAGTGCTTCACCGGAGTGCCTCCTCTTACACCTCGTTATATTATATGGCGACCGGAGGGTGGAAAACGTACTTGTCCCTACCCCAACTCACTCACATCATGACCCAACTTCCGCAACCAGTCCGCTAACAGATGCCGGTGGCAGTGCTTGTCAGGTCCCTCCCAACAAAGGAGCACCATACCATCCCTTAGTAGACCCTCCACCCGACCAACCCCGAGGTGGTCGAGTTGAGTTACGTACTGCTTAGCGTAGTCCTCCCAACTAAGACCGTGGTACTTGTAATCCGCCACCAGGTCCCATGGTGGGGTAAGTTCCGGGATCGCTGGAAGGTTCGGAAGCCACCAGTTACGTCCCCCGATGGAGACAGCGTTCGGGTGCTTACCGTGCTTCGCGAAGTAACTGGTGCAGAGTTTCACGTGATTCCCTTCACCTTTATGCTGTCGTCGCCCCAACACCGACCGATGGTAGCCTCGGTAGGGATGACCTGGCCACCCAACTCGGGAATGGGTTTCTCGAGTTCCTCCTTCACGATCTCCGCAGTGTCCACAAGCTCGTCCTCGGGGCACTCACCGTGCCACGCGTCGTGGTGGCTTATCAACAAGCGACCCTTTAGCTTATACTTCCTCAACCTCTCCGCGATCCGAATGGCACCCAATCCGAGGGCGTCGTTGGCAGGCGACTGGATAGTAACGTTTACCGCCATGCGATACATTTCGTTCAGCGCCCTTCGAAAGTCCCCGAGAACCTCCTTCGAGTGCCTCCGTTCCTCGAGTGCCTTCTTGAGCATTGGTGCAGCGTAGAGTCTCCGCTTTCTCCCGAACGGAGAGACGATTATCCCCCCGGAGTCCACTATCGCTCTAGTCTTGGCAAAGTGAGCAGCCACACCCTTGAAGAGGCTGAAGTAGGAGTCGATGTACTTTTGCGCCTCCCCCTCGGAACACCCCAAGTCCTCCGCCAACCCGTACGCCGTCTCGCCATAGTTCAACCCGAAGACCACAAACTTCGCGAAGTACCGTTGCTCCTTGGTAACCAACTCTGGAGGGATGCCATACTTCTGCCCAGCAACACGCATGTGGACGTCTATCTTGACAACCTTCCCGTCAGGGAGTTGGACCTCTGGTGGGTGGAGCAACATATCGAGGAGTGTGTCATCCGGTGCGACCTTCGCCTCCACGTAGAGTTCCGCCTGCTGGTAGTCGAAACTCAGGAACACCCACTCCTCGGTCGCGGCGAAGATCCTCCTGAAGGTTGCCTGTTCGGGGTCATCAGTGTCCCTCTTGATGTTCTGTATCGCTGGGTCCTCACTCGACAAGCGGCCCGTGACGGCACCGTGAAGCTTCCACCTTGGGTGGACTCTCCCATCCGACCGGACGTGTTTGAGGATTCCTTCATTTCCGTTCATCCCCCTCAAATAGGTCCCGATGTCGTGTGCAATCTGTGTGGCTTTGATGAGTTCCCCCGCAACCGGGTGGACCTTCTTCAACTCGGTCAACGCGGCGGCATCCGTGGTGGGGTTTCCCTTCGGGTTGGACACACAAGGAGGGTTTCGTCTCACGATGGGGAGCTTCAACTTGTTGAACAACACGTCCACCCTCTGCTGGGGTGACCGAATGTCGAACTCACACCCCGCTGCTTCGTACACCTTCTTGACCTGGTCACTGTAGCGAGCCATGTAGAGTTCGTGGTACTCGTTCAGGGTGTCCATGTTGATCCTGATCCCGTACCACTCCGCGTCGGCCATGACCCTCGCGTATGGGAGGGTGATCCGGTTGTGGACCTTCAGGACGTCCTCGGTAACTGCGTCCCTGAGGACCGCACGAGAAACCCTGTAACCCACGTCCGCGTCCTTTGATGAATATTCCCAAAGTTTGTCGTCGGGAACGTTGCTCGCACCACCCTTCTTCCTCATCTCGGGAACGTCTTTGTACTCCCCACTCACGTCGGTGTACCAACCAGAGAGGAAGTCGAGTCCATGGGGGAGGTTCTCGTCCACCAGGTGGTGTAACAACATGGAGTCCACCACGAGACCTTCCATCTCGATCCCAAAGGACCCCCGGAACATGAGTCTGTCGAACTGCTGACCATTCTGCATCGCTTTCGGTGTATCACCCTCGAGGAACCTCTTCAGAGCACCAACCACGCGAACCTTGTCGTCGGGAGACCAGACCTCCCTACCTTGGTACCCCACAATAGGTACCGCCCACCCCGTACCCTCCCTATTGGAGAAGCTCACGCAGACCACTTTGTCGGACAAACAGTCGAACCCGGTGGTCTCGGAGTCGACCTCACAGAAGTCTATTGTGGAGTCCGAGAGTCTCCTCAACACCCACTCGACCTCCTCGGGTGTCCGACAGACGGAGTACTTGGTCTCGATCTGGTGGTACCCCTCACGACAGATCCTAAGAGCAAGGGAGAGGTCCCTACGAAGGGGCAACTCATCCTGCCACCTACGGAGGGCACTCGCGGGGTGGAGTGTGGGGATGAAGTAGACACCGGGGAACTCGTCTGACGTCCTCACACTCCCCCTAACCTTTGTGATCCCCGACCTCCCAACCCTAAGGACGGAGTGAGCAGCGAAGTTTCCCATCAGGACGACCACCTTGGGGTTCAACCGTCTGATGTCGTCCACCAGGTGGGGTCGGCATGCATCAATCTCCTCATCGGTGGGGTCTCTGTTACTAGGAGGACGACACCGTAGAATGTTTGCGACGGGAACGTCTTCCCTCCTGATACTAACCCACCCGAGGACCCTGTTCAACAACACACCCGCGTCGCCAGCAAAGTTCCGCCCAGTCCTGTCCTCCTCCCAACCGGGAGCCTCCCCGACCAACATCAGACCTAACCGGCACTCGTCACCGTCACACGGGATACAGTTCCTCTGTGCTTTGTCGAAGAGTTGGCACTTGGTGCAAATGGGCATCGGGGTCAACCCTCCCCATCTTGGGGTGGACCGGTGGGTGGGATTTGAACCCACATCCCACGGTTGCTCGTGCACTCATTACCGTGTGCGTTAACCAATTTCGCCACCACCGGGATCCAACCTACCTCGAATGATCGCAGCACGGGTGGGGTCCTTTTCAACCACAACACAAGACCTCTCACCCACGTTCTTCACCGCAACAGCGAACGACCCAACTCCACCGAATGCCTCGAGGAGTCGGGAACCGGGTCTGGTAAACCCACGCGCGATCCACTCCATCAATGCGGAGGGTTTCTGCGCTCGACAGATCATCTTCCCGTCAACCCTCACCCTCTCGCTCTCGGAGGTCATCGGGAAGGACACGACATCCCGACACTGCTTGCCACCATTCCAACTCTTCAACCAGTGGTAGTCCATATACCAACCACCACCCTTAGAGAACCAGAGGAGGTACTCGTGTGTGTGCATCAACAACTTGGCGGACATGTTGGGGATTGCGTTCGTCTTGAGCCACACGATGTTGTGTAGGTGCTTCAACCCACACCCCTTCAGTTCCGACAAGAGTGTGTCAAGGTGGTGATGTGTGGTACTCACCACCACACTCCCACCCGGGGACAGACATGAGGCAACCCACCTCACCCACTTGCAGGTGAAACGGGTGTAGTCCTCCTCACTGGCGAAAGTGTCGTATGAGGTATCAGGTGGCACTTGGTAGACACCCATCTTCCCGAAATCGATGGGTCGTGACAAGTGACTGATCCCGTAAGGGGGGTCCGCGTAGATGAAGTCGAACACCCCCAGTGTCGGGAGGACGGTCAGAAGGTCACCCTCGACAACTTGGTGTTCCGCCACACGTCACCCTATTATATGGCAAATGGGGTCAACAGGTCCCAGGGGGTGGTTGCAGAGTCCGCACCTCATCAAACAACTTACCCACCGCCAGGAGCAAATCAGCAACCTTCACCAAGACCTTGTGACCGAAATGGAGGCGACCACCAATGTCGATGGTAAACTCCCCACCAGAGTGGGTGAAGAGTTCCACCAGGAACTCGGGTGTCACTTCGTACTCGATGGGGTAGCCGAGGGAGAGGATCAACTTTCCCCCATCATTCGTGTAGAAATGGGGAAACTTCGGGAATTCCCTCCCGGATTCGTCACGTGCGATGATCTTCATCCACCACCTCGTCGAACACGAACTGGTGCGTCTCATCCCAGTCCTTGAACGGGAAACTCAGTGAACCGCAGAACCCACGTGTCTCCCCCTCACCAGAGAACACCCGAACCTCCACGTGGTCTCCTTCCTTCCGCACCACCGCCACCAACTCCGGATGAGGCGCGCTCAGTTGCCTCTCCTCTTCCTCGAGTTGTGCTCTCCTCTCACCAACAGTGAAAACCTCGTCCTCGGTCTCGATACCGTGCTCGTTGAGGAACTTCACCGCAAGTGAGTAGAGCAACGTGGAGACGAAACCATCCTTCTCCCAGTGCACGAGGAGAGACCCACTTGGCTCATCTGGTGTACGGATGCACATGTCCCTAAGAGTGTTGAGTCCCGTTACCAGGGTGATGACAACGTCCTCCGGTTTCGCAGGGGTTGGGTTTCCCATCACACACCATCCTTATCACGAGTGGGGCAGAGACTGGTAGACCAGCACCAGCTCACCCAACAAACTGTCGAACCCCAACTGGAGGAACAACTTCCGCAGGTAGCCGAAACTGGTCTCGGACATCGTGAGGGGAGTTACGGGAACCTCGATCGGGAGGTTGTCCACCAGTGTCACGAGCGGAAGAGCGATGTCGAACACCTGCTGCTTGTACCTCTCCAAGTTCTCCCTCAAAGGGGGAGTAAGTTCGTTGAGGTGGCTGTAGAGAGTGGTCAAGTCCCCGTACTTAGCTAACAACTTCGCGGCGGTCTTGTCACCTATACCGGGGACACCGGGGACGTTATCGCCATCGTCACCAGTTAACGCCTGGACGTCACGAGACACCTCGGGTGGGAACCCCTTCCACCTCATCACACCCTCCCGGTCGAGGTAAACCCGCTTGGTCGGATTGTAGAGGAGAACTCTGTCATTGACACACTGCGCGAAGTCCTTGTCCAACCCAACTATCACGACCTCGGTGTCACGTGACGCCTTCTTCGCGATAGTCGCGATCACGTCGTCCGCCTCGTACCCGTGGTACTGGACAATCGAGATACCCACCAGGGTGAGGATCTCGAGAATCCGCTTGAGTTGGGGCTCGAAGTCGGGTCCGGTTGTCACGTCGTCCTTGAGCGGTCTCACCTTGTAGAGGGGGTAGATCTGCCTCCTGGACAATATGTGAGTGGGGGAGTCGAGGGCGAAGACGAAGTGTCTCGGTCTGAAGTCCCTGAGACCGGAGAACAACATCCGGGTGAAGATATAGGTGGCCTTAGTCGGTTCACCGGAGGGACTTGTCATGTCCATGTCGACAGCCACGTGGTACGCTCTCCGCACCATCGACGATCCGTCTACGATAAACAAGGCATTCATGCGAGAACACACTAATCCACCTCCGTACAAGTTCACGCTATATTATATGCCAATCTTCTCGCCTCACCTCACGATCGGGTAACAACTTCCTCCTCCGACCAGACAACGAACGTTACTCCATTCTGCCTACACCACAGTTTTCCAGCGTGAAGTTTCAGATGCTTCCGCTCAAGTTCCCATCCCGCTGACACCTCGATCAACTCACGTCTCCCGGAAAGGTACGTGACGAGAATGTCGGGAATGTATCTATGGTGAGAACCATCATCTCGGGTGTACGGGATCGAGAACGGTTCAGGTGTAAAGGAGGAAACGGTCTCGTCAGTTTCCAACCTTTGGTGCGCGAGCAACTCATAGGACGATCGATAGTGGAAACACTTTCCGTTCTTCACGGAATCGAAGTAGCCACTCTTACCTCTGTGTTCAGGGTGGAGTTTGCCTGCAAGGATAAGTCGAACCTTTGCCTCAGACACACGCGCACGTGCGCATAATTGAGACATCGGATTCCTACCACCCCGAATCTTCGCCTTCACCTCCTCACGCTTCATTGGATTCTTATCACCACACACCGATGGGCGTGGTTTTCCCTTTTGCGTCTCACCACTCTTCCGAGAGACGTCGGATCGCTTCATTGGGTTGTTGTTGCCACGGATCGATGGACGAGGACCTACAGCGTTCTTGTTGCCACGCATCGACAGGCGTCGCTTCTCATTCATACTAGCACACCACGAACAGTGCGTCAGGAGAAGGCATAGTCGTTCACCAACCCATCGCTTTTGACTCGCGAACGTGCTCTTCCTGACCACCGGGTTGAGCACGCAACTCTTTCATCCGTTGCAGCCAATAGGCACCCGTCTCACCCTGGAATATCGGATCACCCACAGGTACGAAGCGAACATGGTGAAGCAAATCCGCGTAAGGCAACGAATCAATGTACTGCTTCTTCGCTGGCGTGAGATCCATCTGCCACCTCCACGGGTGTGGGAAGAGTCACGACATGCCGCTCACCGCGCTCACGACGAACAGTGGGTTAAGTGGTGAGTTCCCCATGGTCAACCCGAGCGTTACCGAAGACCAGAGCGTTACCGAAGACCAGAGCGTTACCGGAGACCTGAGCGTTACCGTGAACCAGAGCGTTACCGGAGACCAGAGCGTTACCGTAAACCTGAGCGTCACCGGAGACCTGAGCGTCACCGGAGACCAGAGCGATACCGGAGACCTGAGCGTTACCGTAAACCTGAGCGTCACCGGTGACCTGAGCGGC